TGTTCTATTCGTAACTTTATCTCCAAGTATGAGAATGTTGATGACAAGAAAGTTCGTTCTATCAAGAAAGATAAGTTCTATGCAATCAAGAACTCTGGATACTCTTCTTATTTTGCAATGACCACTAACTCACTCAGTACTGATACAGATTTTGATGTTGATGAAGGTGCTACTAAGGCACAGATTAAGAGTGCTTTTGCGAAGAATCTTAAAGCAAAGGCACTAAATAAAAAAGTTCTGAGTCAGTTTATGGATCTGGTCTGCTGACCAATTGGCAAACTGGACCAAGGGGGGTCCAAACTCCCCCCATATGCATTATGATTACTCTATTGAAACAAACCACTGATGGCACTCTCAACTGACTACATTATCTCTTCTCTTCAAGCACTTTATGGTGACAAAGTAACTGCAGGTGATCTTCGTGCTTGGTGTGCATTGAATGGTACTACATATCAAACTGTTACTAAAAAAATTGATGATTATAAGACTGGTCGTGGTAAATGGAACCTTACTGCTCAAGAGCAACTAGAACAAACTTATCAGGCACCTGCTGTCACTCCTCCTCTGGAACAAAACCTTATTCCCCAAAAAGATGATACCTTCGTCCCTTTTGGTAACTTCAGTGATATCAAAAAGATTCTTAAGTCCAATATTTTCTATCCAACGTTCATTACTGGACTTTCTGGCAATGGCAAAACGTTCTGTGTTGAACAAGCCTGTGCTCAACTCAAGAAAGAGCTGATCCGTGTCAACATCACCATTGAGACTGATGAAGATGATCTTATTGGTGGTTTTCGTCTTATTAATGGTGAAACTGTTTGGCACAATGGTCCTGTCATTGAAGCTCTTGAGAGGGGAGCTGTGTTGCTTCTAGATGAAGTTGATCTGGCATCTAACAAGATTCTCTGTTTGCAATCTATTCTTGAAGGCAAAGGATTGTTCCTCAAAAAGATTGGTAAGTATATTCAACCTACTCCAGGATTTACCATTATTGCCACTGCTAATACTAAGGGTAAGGGTTCTGATGATGGGCGTTTCATTGGCACTAATGTTCTGAATGAAGCATTCCTTGAGCGCTTCTGTGTTACCTTTGAGCAATCTTATCCTTCACCTGCCACTGAGCAAAGAATTCTCTCTGGAATCTGTGATGACCAGGCATTCTGTAAGCACCTGGTTGACTGGGCAGACATTATTCGCAAGACCTTCTATGATGGTGGAATTGAAGAGATCATTAGCACTCGTCGCCTTGTTCATATTGTGAATGCTTACAGTATCTTTTCTGATAAGGCAAAAGCAATTCAAGTTTGTATCAATCGTTTTGATGAAGAAACCAAGGCATCTTTCTTGGAACTCTATGATAAAGTTGATGAAGATTTTCAACTAGACATTGAGTCAACTGATGTTGTCAACAATCAACCTTTCTGATATAATATTGGAGGATTATTATGACTAACACTATGTCTATGAGTGAAGGGACCAATAAAGACTGGAATGATTTTTGGGATGGAATTGGTGGTGATCACATCATCTATGGTGGTGAAGGAACTGACACCATCAGTTTTGGTGCAGCACAGGAAGTTCCCTATTCTAATTTCATTCCTGGACTAGGGGGAGAAGATACTATTTCTTTTGATTTGAATATGGATAAGATTAAATCTACCAAGTACAAGTATAGTGAGGATGCAATCCTCAATGAACTTAAAGATTACATTACTGGTACATACAATCAGCATTATTCTGCTGGTGATGACAAGATTCAGACACTGGACCTGATTGAAGCTTGTGGTGATGGTGAAGCATTCTGCAGATCCAACATTCTCAAGTATGCCTCTCGCTATGATAAGAAAGGCACTGCAAGACGTGACATTCTGAAGATTCTGCACTATGCTGTACTTCTGATGCACTTCAATGACAAGAACGCACAACGTGAAACCTATCCTCAATGAATATGAAACTTTCTGAAACTACTGTAAATCTCCTTAAAAACTTCTCTTCTATCAACCAGTCTATTCTTTTTAAGGAGGGTAGCAAACTCAGGTCAATCTCTGTAATGAAGAATATTTTGGTTGAAGCAAATGTCTCTGAAGATTTCCCCAAGGACTTTGGTATCTATGACTTAAATCAATTTCTTAATGGACTTTCTCTGCATCAGAGTGCAGACTTGGATTTTAGTAATGATCAGTATGTGGTCATCAAAGAAGGAAAGATGCGTTCTAAGTATTTCTTTGCAGATCCTACTGTGATTGTTTCTCCTCCAGAGAAGGATATCTCACTGCCTACTGAGGATGTTTGTTTTGTCCTGACCAGTCAGCAACTGGAGAAACTGAAAAAGGCAGCATCTGTCTATCAACTTCCTGACATCTCTGCTATTGGTGAGAATGGTGTAGTCAAGTTGGTTGCACGTGATAAGAAGAATGATACTTCTAATGACTTTTCCATCATTGTTGGTGAAACTGACTCTGAGTTTGTTTTCAACTTCAAAGAAGAGAATCTGAAGATTGTTCCTGGCACTTATGATGTAGTTGTGTCTTCCAAACTTCTCTCTCGCTTTACCAATCAGAACATTGATGTGACCTACTTCATTGCTCTGGAACCTGATTCTACTTTTGGTTGATGAGGGATTGGTATTCTATCTTTAATGCACTTCCAGACTCTGAAAAGGATAAAATTGCTATCCTCAGAGTCATGGAGTGTACTAATGGTGTGATTCAGCACGCATTTAGGGACAAATCTGATTTTGCACTCTCTATTGATGAAACAAGGGAAGCAATGAAGTTTAGTATGTCCTGCATGAAGAATCTGGAAATTCCTCTCAAGGAGGAAACAATTACCTTTGAAGCTGAGACGCAAGAGTTGATGCGTGAAGCAAGGAGACTCTATGTAAGTGGTGTCAAACAAGGTAATACTGAAGACTTTGAGGAATTTATGGAAATCTCAAAGGCAACAGCAAAAGTCTGTGGTATCATAAGGTTGGTGAAAGCAAGACAAATCCTTGAGGATAATGTTGATTCTATCCCACCTAAAACATTACAATGGGGTGTAGCATACTTATGTCAGTTTCTGGAACAGTAAGACCAATTGATGTTCCAATGAGGATAGTGGGCAGTGCTCTTGTGATCACTGCCTATTTTGTTGTCCTCCATGTGAATGTGACTCTTGGTGTGATGTTGCATTTTATTGCTGATCTCATTTCAGTTCCTTACTTCATCAGAACAAAGTCTTGGGATGTGGTTATAATGTTGTCATTCCTATTGATGATTTCTTTGTCAAAATTGCTATGAATATTTTTGTGACTTCTCCCAGTCCATGGGAATCTGCCAAGGTGCTACCAGACAAACACATTGTCAAGATGCCACTAGAGACCTGTCAGATGCTCTCTATTGTGTGCTCAGAGAAGTGGGGGCATGGATTTGGAACTATCCCTAAAGCAGATGGAGAACCCTACAAGACCACCTCAGGTGCCTTCAGAAACCATCCTTGCACCATCTGGGCAAACTCCTTTGTGAACAACTGGCAGTGGTTGCTCGCTCATGGACTTGCTCTCTGTGAAGAATACACAGAAAGGTATGGTAAAATTCATACCTGCCAGAATAGTTTGTTAGCAGCAAAAGAGATTCTCCCTACAGCAGATCCTACAGGTAGGTCTGGAAAATATCCCACACCTTTTGTGAGAGCAATGCCTGATGAATATAAGTTAGATATAAACATCTCAACCTTTGATGCTTACAAAATGTATATTGCATCTAAACCTTGGGTCAAAGATAACTATGTTAGAATACCAGAACGTAAACCTGAATGGGTATGAAAACAACATTAACTATTGATGATGATGGAATTCTTACATTCCCAGAAAACTATCTGGACACTCTAGGTTGGAAGGAAGGTGATATGTTAGAATGGATTGATCTTGGAGACGAATCTTTTGAATTGAGGAAAATTAATGAGTCGTAATGAGTTTATTTGGGTAGAGAAATATCGCCCAAAGACAATTGAAGATTGTATCCTTCCAGAGGGTACAAAGAAAACATTTCAAGATTTCCTGGAGAGGGGAGAGGTTCCTAATCTTCTCCTATCTGGACCTCCTGGGTGTGGTAAAACCACAGTAGCAAAAGCACTATGTGAGGAACTGGGAGCAGATTACTATGTCATCAATGGATCAGATGAAGGTAGATTCCTTGATACTGTCAGAAACAATGCGAAGAACTTCGCTTCGACCGTCTCACTTTCGTCAACTGCTAAACACAAAGTCATCATCATTGATGAGGCAGATAACACAACCCCAGATGTACAACTCTGCCTTAGGGCGTTTACTGAGGAGTTTATTGGTAACTGCAGGTTCATCTTCACCTGCAACTACAAAAATAAAATCATCCAACCACTTCATTCCAGATGTTCAGTTGTTGACTTCTCCATCAGAGGTAAAGACAGACAACACTTGGCAGCACACTTCTTCAAACGTCTCCAAGAAATCTTGGTTGCAGAAAGTGTTGAATATGATAACAAGGTCCTGGTAGAACTTATTCAGAAACACTTTCCAGATTGGCGTCGTGTTCTCAATGAGTTGCAAAGATACTCAGTAAGTGGTAAGATTGATAGTGGTATTCTAGCAACATTTAGCAACGTAAAGACTAATGATCTCTTTAAATGTCTCAAGGAGAAGGACTATTCGCAGGTTCGTAAATGGGTCGTTGATAATTTGGACAATGATCCTACTGTACTTCTGCGTAGTATCTATGATGCTCTTTACTCACACTTGGCAGGTCCTGGGATTGCTGCTGCTGTCCTTATTATTGCTAAGTATCAGTACCAGAGTTCGTTTGTTGCCGATCAAGAAATAAATATGCTTGCTTGTCTAACTGAAATTATGGTTGAATGTGAATTCAAATGAGTAAAAAGAAACAAATTAAGTCAAAGTGGTATTACATTTTCTGGGGAATTGCTACAGTTTCAGTTGTGGCAGGTCAGATTCATGTTGGGAATGGTTATCACTCAATGTCCCAGAGTATTAATAGTCTTATTGAGGAAGTCAAATGAATGTAAAAGTATTGCGTATGAACACTGGTGAAGAAGTGATCTTCACTGTGATTGATGAAAATGAAAAAGAGTATGTCATTCAGAATCCCTTAGTTGCTGTGCCAAATGCTCAAGGGCAGGTTGGATTTGTTCCTTGGTCGTATCTTGCCAATGAGGATGAACAGATCACAGTCTCAAAGGAGTATATTGTTTATGTGATTGATGCTAGAGATGAAATTGTAGAGAACTATGAGAAAATCTTCTCTCCAATCCAAACTCCTAGCAAAAAACTTATTCTTAAATGAACCAAGAAGAACTAGAAAGATATATTGATGATGATTATAATGTCATCAATCATTATTACAAGATGAAAAGAGTTCATCCTGATATTCCTTTTTATCTTCAGGATGAGAATGGTGACACTTATGAATTTGGTTGGTCTTTAATTTACCAGTATATTGATAAACTAAACAATGGTTATGAAATCACACAAGACACCCCTTAGATACCCTGGTGGCAAGTCACGTGCTTGTAAAAAGATTGCTCCCTATATTCCTGAACTCAGAAACTATGATGAGTTCAGAGAACCATTTCTTGGTGGTGGTAGTGTTGCCATTTATGTTACTAAGAAGAATCCTGGGTTGAAAGTATGGGTCAATGACCTTTATGAACCATTGGTCAACTTCTGGCAACAACTCCAGATGTTTGGTCCAGAAATGAGAAATAAACTTGTAGAACTAAAGTATAGGAATCCTGAACCAATTTCTGCTAAAGGTTTGTTTCTTGCTTCAAAGGAATATCTTGACTCTGATGAGAAAGATAATTTTTGGAGGGCAGTTTCTTTTTACATTGTGAATAAGTGTTCTTTTTCTGGATTGACTGAGAGTTCATCATTCTCTAAGGCAGCATCAGAGGGAAACTTTTCTATGAGGGGCATCAATAAACTGCCTGGTTATTCTCAGATTATTGCTAATTGGAATATTACCAATTACTCATATGATTATTTGATGGATGGCAACAAAGGTGCATTTGTATATCTTGATCCACCCTATGATATTAAAGACAATATCTATGGAAAGAAGGGCAATATGCACAAGGGGTTTGACCATGATCTTTTTGCTGATGTCTGCAACTCAGTTGATATGGATCAATTGATAAGTTATAATTCTGATCAACTTGTCAAAGATAGATTTGTCAATTGGAATGCAGCAGAGTTTGATCATACCTACACTATGCGTTCTGTGGGTGAATATATGAGAGAACAGAAGAAGAGAAAGGAACTATTGCTTTTTAATTATGGAACTGAAGGACTGGCTGAACTCAATTAATTTCAGCAAAACTAATATTCTTGATGAGGAACCACATCTAGCAAAAGAGTATCCTGCTTTTATTGTCAATAGGTGTCTCTCTGG